TCCATGCGGAACTCCAGGCGGGCTACGCGGTTGTCAATTGTTTCGTCCATCTTTCATTCCACCGGTTGTGCTTTGGCGATGATCGCCGTCTTGTCTGCGCTCGAGGTCGTGTCCCCGAACCAGAAGTGAATGCTTGCGGCCCATGCGGTCCCGAGGGAGCCGACCAGGCTGTAGAAGATCGCCTTGTTCGACTCGGGGATGTTGCAGAAGATCAGCGCCGCAACCAGGCTGAAGAACCCGAGCGTGATGACCATGGTGAGGACCGGGGGGACCCAGGAGCGTGTCGAGGTCTGCATGGTGCGTGCCCCTTCGACGTCCTGGACCTTGAGCGCGGCGAGCGCCTCGGTGTCCTTGAACCCCAGGGACGCCATGGCCACCTGGAAGTCCTGGTCGGCCTTGCGGATGTTCGCCAGTTGCTCCGGGGTTGCCTCAGCGATGGCCTGGGCCACTACGCCCTGACGCTGCTCCACGGGGTCGTTGGTGCCCGGGGTGATCCCGAAGACCTTCTCCAGGGCCGTGACCGCAGTGCCCGCCAAGGGGCCACCGATGACGCTCGCGATGGTCGGGGCGAGGTTCGTCACCACACCCGCGATAGCTGTCCAACTCATGCTGCCTCCTTTTTTTGTGTGAAGTCGCAGCCAAGCAGGAACTCAGCCATCTCGCCCGAGCGGCGCGTGACCAGGCCCGCGAGGACCTTACCTGCCGCCTTGTTCCACTTCGGGAATTCCTTGGCCGCGCCCTCTAGGTCCCCCTTGTTCAGGAGTGCCAAGAGCGTGGAGTGGTCGAAGTTGCCCATCCCGATGTTGTACATCAGGGAACAAAGCGCCGCCTTCTCTTCATCGGTCATCTTGAAGGAGACCACGCGGTCCAAGTGGGTCCCGAGGGCCACCACACGATCCAGGAGGTCCTGGTCAGCCTGTACCTGGGTCCACACGGTCGCAGGGCCGATCTTCGGGCCGGTTGCGCCGTATCCAACGGTCCATGGTGCGGCACCGGTCGCAGGGTCGGGGTATGCCTTGAGGCGGCATCCTTCGAACTCCTTAATAAGTTTCAGTGCTTCGTCGCACCACGTCATATTGAATTTTCCTTAGGTAGGGGCCTTCGCGGCCTCGAGCGCATCCACCCGCCCCTGCAGTTCCTGAATGGTCTTCAGGGCAAGGAGGAGGAGCTTGTTGGTGTTGAGGGAGAGAGTCCCGTCCGAGAGGTAGTCGATGTACTCGTCGCTCACATCGCTTTCGACCTGCTGCGCGATGACACCGAGGTCCCAATGGCGACCGGCGTTCGTGTCGAGATCATTCGGTTTGAAGTCGAACGAGACGAACTTGATGGCTGCTACCTGCTGCGCGTACGTCTTCGTGTTGGGGACGATGTTCTCTTTGAAGAACTCATCGGACGTGAAGTAGTTGCAGCCTACCGAACCGATGTCCGTGATCCACTCGATGTAGCCGTTCTGCCGTGTCGGTTGGTTGACATTGTTCTGCCCGATTCGCTGGTTCACCAGACGGACCAGCGTGTTATCCGTGGAGCGCATCATGTACGGCGAGTTAGAGTCCCCACCGACGAAGCCCCACTGCTTCAGAACGTCCGGGACAAGGTTCCCAGTGTCAAACGGCGTGAGACCGCCAGCCCAGTTCGGACGTGCCCGAGGGAAGCTGACGATGCCGTTGTCGTAGACCATGGCGTTGTACTGGTTCTGCGCGTAGTTGACGAACCCGATGAAGTTTCCGGGACCATCAGCCGCCATGGACGCGCTGTAGCCGTTAGACGCTTGGAACAGGAGTCGGGTACCGTTGACCGCCAACTGACCAGTGAAGGTCGCGCCAGTGGTCTGCGCAGGGTTCGGGAGATTGCCTTGGTGCCAAAGGGCGTAGGCAGCGCCATAAGCTCCACCAGACGTCGAGAGTTGGATAACCCCGTCGTACCGGATACGACAGGAGGCAAGGCCAGCGCCCTCACTGCCAATGATGGAGTAGCCGCCAACTGAGTGGACGTTGCCGCCCGCATACAAATCACCACGCGAAGTGACAATACCGTTATCGGCAACGGTGAGGTTCACCGCAGTGTTCGCGTTGTTTACGATTTCGACCGTGGAGTTGCCCGAGTTCGCTCGGAGCACAGGGTTGTACGCGTTGTTCCCTGCTGACAGCATCACCTGCCCGATGGTACTTGGGTTGCCCAGACTTACACGAAGCGTGCCTCCGGTGTACACGTTGGCCCCGTCACCGGCCAAGGTGACGCTGCTGTCCGCTAAGCTAACCGTGAAGGGCCGCTTGCTATCCCATGTACCCCTCGAGTCTCCAGAGGCTGTCTTCAGGAGGTAGTAGTTGGCGTTATCCCCTCTCCAGAAAACCCCATAGTTCCCTGCGATGATCCGACCTTGATTCGGGTACGTGCTGATGATCTCGCCCGACACATCGCCACCAACCTTCTGAACGTAGGTGTTCGGGTCGATGATGGAGGCGGAAGTAGCGGCAGCAGCCGCAGAAGCAGCCGCAGCGTTCTTCGACGCCAAGGCATCCGCTTGGGAAGCTGTAGCCGAGGTTGCACTGGTGGAGGCAGCCGAAGCCGACGACGCAGCGTTCAGTTCGCTGGTACGGGCTGCGTTCTGGCTCGCGAGGGCTGCGGCTGCACTACCCGCGCTGTTCGTCTCGGAAACCTTCGCTGCGTCCTGGGAACCCTTTGCGGCCACCTGGGATGCGGCGCTCGCCTGCTCGGAAGCCTTTGCTGCGTCCTGGGATCCCTTGGATGCCACTTGGGAGGCTGCTGCAGCGTCCTGGGAGGCCTTCGCGGCGTCCTGGGATGCCTTGGCAGCGTTCTGGCTCGTCAGGGCCGCAGAGGCGCTTACAGACGATGCTGTGGCTTGGGTCGTGGCCGTGGTGGCGGCAGTGGTTGCCGTCGACAGCGTGTCCTTGGCCTGCTGAAGCGTGGTGTTGGCCGAGGCCAGGGTGGTGTTCGCCTGCCCTGCCAAGCTCGAGACGTTGGTCTCGGAGATCTTCGCGTTCGCTGCGGAGGCCGAGGCGGCTGCGGCTGCATCCGTGGCGACCGAGGAGGCCGTGGTGGCCTGGGAGACCTCGTCGGTGAGCGTCGAGATCAGACGGTCGGTCGTCGAGGCTTCCGGGGGCGTCGAGGTGCCGTTGAAGAAGCCCGAGGGGTTGCTCGGCTCGGTCGTACCGGAGCCTTGGAAAAGACTGGTCATCAGTACTCCGTGTTATATGCCGGGGACATGGCCTGTGCCGACTGTTCCATGTCAGTCATGCGGCCCTGCTCGTCCAGGTCGTTGTAGAGTTGGGTGAAGCGGTTCTCGAAGGCAGGTACGCGGTCATCGACGTAGTAGTCGCCTGCGTAGCCCAGAGCACCGTAGATCAGAAGGTCAGCCGCGACCGTCGAGAAGAAGTTCTCGTCCGTGTCGACCAGTAGCTGCGGCTGCGAGGCGTAATAGACCATGGTGATGGTCCGCCCCTCGGGCAGCGTGGGCTTGATCAGGTAGGAGGCCCCTACCCGGCTGTAGTACCGCGACTCCTGTGCGGGGGCCATGGGGATCCCGAGGAAGTGCCCCAGGTCCTTGTTGACCATGAGGACGCTCCCCGAGTACAGGTACTTGAGACTCAGGAAGTCCGACGGGATCACGATGGCGTCCGTGGGGACCGTGGGGTCCTGGCCCGTGGTCAGACTCATCTTTTCCATGCCTGGGACGCGGAGCGTGCGCTCAAGACGCGTCTGGGCCATGTGGATGAAGTCGTTCGCCAAATCCGTGTCACAGTCGTTGCGGTTCAGAATGGCGAGGAACTTCTTACGGATGTTGGCGAGGTTCATTTAGGGGTCTTAGATTTCTTTGGCGGTCGCGAGGAAGTACTCGAGGTTTTCGTGCTTGAGCTTCGCGACGGATTTGCGGATGGGTTCCTGGTAGACGTCGTAGCCTTCACGCATCCACTTGTCGACGAGGCAGACAGGGATGGAGGCGACGTGCATGTACTCACGCTCGCGGACGTTGTGCGATGTGAGGCGTTTCTCCTCGAGATCCTTGAGGAAGCGGTCGGGGATGTTTTGATGCGTCTCGATGATGTGGCCGTCCGTGTGGGACGTGACCGACACGTTGACGCCGTTGTCGAGTTTCAGCATGGGAATAAAAAGGCCCCACTGCGCGAGAGTGGACGCAGCAGGGCATAAAGGAATTTGGGGGTCCCCGAGGCTTGCCGAGTGGCGAAGCGCGAACGGGGGACCGGAAGGGAACTAAGGGATCAGCAGAGCGCAGCACATGCGGTTACTGGTCCCTTAGGGGGCCATTACTGGCCGATGGTTGCGTTCGAACCCGTCAGGCCCTTGATTGCAGCCGAGGCCTTCTGGTTGACGTGCTTCAGCGAGAACTCGCCGATGAGTTGC